TCCTGGCCGCCCTTCCCGTCCGGCACGAACTCGTCGCAGTACTGGGCAATGCGATACAACTCGTATTTGTCGACCTGCGCGGCTGTGATCCTACGCCCGAGCCCGAAAATGTCGTTGAGCAGGATCTCGTACAGAATCCACGCTGGATTGTTCGAGTAGGCGATCTTGAACGTGCCGTCCCATGGGCCAGCATAGGTCCGGGTCTCCGGATCGTAGTTGGTCGGGACGCGCACCAACTTGCCCCGAATGAGATACGACCTGGTCGGAATGTTCTGAAACTGCGATGCGTCGATCTGCAGCCCGAGGAGTGCGGCCATCGGGTAACGAAACTTCGCATCGATGACTTCCGTGATGGAGACGACGTTCGTGCGATCGGCGATGGAAGTGCTGTTCGCATTTGGCGTGAGGCGCCGCACCCGAAGCGACCATCCCATCGATGCCGGCGGCAAAGAAATGCGGCGGCTGCGCTCATACGTTTGGCTCGTCTTGCCGTCAAAGGCCTCCTGCAGCACCTGCACATAGACACCGTTGTCGGTCGCGACGTCGATCGCATATTCGACGCGATAGCCGTTGATGCCGCTGGTCGCGTCAGATTTGCTCAATCCCTGAACCGACAAGCGCACCCGCACAGCCGACAGCTGGGTATTCGTGATCGACCGCACCCACGGCGTGCTCGACTTCAGTTCGACGCCGATGCCAACTTCGTTCTCGACGGCTGGAAACCCTGCAATAGGATCTTGCGTCTGCGTGCCGGAGCGGAAGTCGACGCTGACGCCGCCGAAGTTCAGGGTGCCGTCTGGATTCTGGAGGGGCGTCCCGTCGAGGAAAATCGACTGCAGACCGTTTTTAAGGCCCCAGATCTCGCCGGTACTGATCAGGTCGAGGGTTCGTGCCCTCGTGATGCTATGGAGGCTGTCGGGCGTCTCTGTGGCGCTACCGCCCCCGTCGCCGCTCTTACCACCGCCCTTGGCACCGACGATATCGCGCGGTGGAATCGAAACGATCATTGCTGATCCTCCGCGTACATGCCACCCGACACGATGACGGAGCCTGCGAACGTTTCACCGAAGGCGACAGGTTCAGGATTCCCCTGCGCCTCGGCATTGACGGCCCCATTCATGTTGTATGACGCGCCGTTGTTCGGACTGTCTTTGGCCCCCAAGCCAGTTTGCTGCGGCGACAACATCTGCAACACGCCGCCGGCAACCATGGAGTAGCCGATCGGCGCCAGCACTTGAAATCCGGGAATGAACGAAACCACGATCAAGAGCGCGCCGACAACAGTCTGAAGCAAGCCGGCCTGCTTCGAGCCTTGCAGGATCGGCGCAATACGGATGTCAGTGTTGCCAGGAGGGTGATCAAGGCCAATCTCCCCGATGTTCACAGCCCCATGGAAACAGGCATAGCGGATCCCACGATCGGCGCTGCTGAGCAGCTCCTGTTCGAAGCCGGGCAGCATCGAGCAAAGCGCGCGCATCGCTTCCCGCGCCGAATTGACGGCTAGACGGTGGACGCGGCCGAACCGGGTGCCCAATTTTCCGTATAGGCGAATTGTTCGGATTTTTTCCATTGTTCAGCGCGTAAAAAAAGCCACCCGAAGGTGGCTTGATGAAGTCGTGCCGATTGGATCGGCTCTAGTACTACTCTGGCAGTCTGTCGAACCGCAGTATCTTTCTGGTCTTGAACAGCCAATCCCCCCCATACACGGCTCGGCTTGAGAGTTGCCCGTGCATGTGATGCAGCATCCATTGCCGCTGCGCGTCGATATACACAGCGGCATGATTGGGGTGATTTTCGGAGCGAATCTGCATCAATATGACGTCGCCGACCTGCAGCTCTGCAACACCACCTGGGATGTCAACGAAGCCCGCCTTGCGGTAATTTTCCTCGTAGAGATTGGTGACGCCGTCGTTCCACCATCCATCCTTTCGCTCGAAATCTGGCAACAGGATTCCGCGCTCCTGCTTGTACCAGCGGCGAATCAGCGAGTAGCAGTCGTGGACCCCATGGACAAATGGCAGATCCAGCAGCGGCGCTTCGTATCCCGAAGGCGAGAAGGTGTGTATCTCGCCTGCAGTGACTTCGCCCGTATCGTTCTTGCTGACATGCACGATGTGCCATGGGATCCCGCCCTCCTCACATGCATCCAGATCAGCTGGCGACGGCAGCGGCGGGATGTTGGGGTGGCTATGCACCACCGCCAAAATTTCACCTCGATCCGATGCATCCGCGTACTCTTCCTTCGGCAAGCGAAAGTGCTCGTCGGGCGTCGCCGCAGCGTTGGTGCACGGAACATACTTGGTCATGCGTCCTGACTTAATGATCAAGCCGCAGCATTCCCGCGGGAACTGTTCAACCGCATGCGCACGGATCGCGCGCTCAGTAGACTTATTCATGAGCGCACCAATCCTGCGGCCGCGTACGATCCCCAGTTGATAGGCTCGTACTCGCCAAATCGCTTTTTGCAGTCCGACACGAGCCCGCCGCAGTCATCCAGCGCGGGGTTGTCGGTCGGATTCCCATCCTTGTCGAACATCGCCGTCCCAGCGTAGCCACAGTAGGCGCCCCGGTACCCGCCGTTGCGCACCCACCAACAAAGCCCCGCCACGATCTGCTTGTCCGGCACCTGCTGCCCGTTCAGATCGAGTGCATTGCGGAGTTCGAACGTGATGACCTCGCCCGTTTCGCTGGTTTTTTGCTCGATCTGATAGATGTCTTGGGGAAACTCCTCTTCCGGATCGGCGTCTGGGTTGCCATCCGCGAAATTGATAGCGTCCAAATACTGCGCCAGCGTCGTGTGCCGGATTACCTTGGCATTGGCCAGGTCGTCAAGATAGATGCAGAGGGCCGAAATCACCCCCACAACTGGGTTGCCGTCCGCGTCTTGCCCGATATTCCCGACTGAGAGACTTGGAGCCGGTTGCTGCCCATCGCTGGTTATCTCGAAGTCTTCAGCATTGATCGCCCAGGGCACGTATTCATTGCCTTGCCACCAGATGGAACCTTGCTGAGCATAGCCGTGAAATCGCATCAGGTCGCCGCCGATGTCGGTCGCGTCCAATTCGAACAAATGCACGCGGCCGCCTGGCTCCAATTTCTGAATATCGGCAAGTATCTTGTTCACGGCTTGAAGTCCTGATCGAAAGTCACATTCAGCGAATGAACGTCACCACCCTTGTGCCCTTGCGTGTATTTTCCCTTGAAGAGCGCCTGCCCCTCGAGCGGCGGCGTCCAGTAGAAAGACCGCGCGCCGGCGTGCCGGTCGATGAAGTCTTTGATGGCCTTGATGTAAGCCTCTTGGCCGGTGAACGTCATCGTCCACGACGTTCGCTTGTTGTTGAGTCCGTTCGGTGCGGTCTGGGTGTATCCGTCCGCAAAATTGGCTTTCAGGACGTCGAACGCCGGCGTACCACTCACCCCCGCTGGCGTCGCCCAAGCAAACGTTTCAATCGCCATTACGCGTACCCCATCGATGCCTTGGAGAGCGCACCGCCGTCTTTCTGAGCGCGGGACAGCTTCTTATTGATCCGTTGGTCGACAAAGTCGGCCAAGTCACGCCCGAACTGTTGGTAGTCGTCCGGAGCGCTGACATTGCTGGAACCGTCGGTGTTCACTTGGACGCTGACCCGAATTGGCGCCGGGGCGGAAGTATTGCTTCCGCCGATGGCGCGCACGCCCAGATTGCCGTCGGCGGACCTGGTCAACGGCATGATCGCTTCAGGCCCCGCTTCGCCAGCTACGCCGGCGCCCTTTGCGAAGGCGAAGAACGTAGGCTTGTTCAAAATGGAATTGGAGTACTCGCTGAGGCTTGGAGAGGAATAGACGTCGCCCTTGGCGTTCATCTTCAAACCCAAGCCGCCGCCGGCCTGTTGTTGAAAATAGTTCGCGGTGCTGCCAGCAGATGATTCCGCACCCGTGGCTGCCGCACCGCTGCCGCCACCAAAATAAGAGCCGAGTGCGCCCACAGCAAAATTGAACAGCCCCGAAATGGCCGCGCGCGCCTGCATGCGGGCGATATCCGCGATTACGGCCTTTGCCAGGTCGCTGAAAGACAGCTTCCCGGTAGTGGCAAATGTGGCAAAGGCATCTTCCATTCCGCGTGCGGCCGTGCCGAACACAGATTCAATCTGCGAGGCGACGTTCGCCGCAGCCGCGCCATAGTTCTGGACGAACCGTGTGGCGCCGTTCCAGCCGTTTTCCTGCACCTTTTTGAGACTGTCTGAATACTGGCGCTCTTGATCCAGTCGTTGCTCGAGATTGTCACGCAACGCAGCCATTTCCTGCTGATACTGCCCTTCGTCGATCCCTCCGTGTGCAACGCCTTTCTCCCGCGACTTACGCAGTGCGTCCGCCGCTCGATCAAACTCCTGCTGCACCTGGTTCAGTCGGGTCAGTTCTTCGCGTGCCGCATCGCCGAGTCCAGCGCCCGCGATCAGGTTGTTGATCGCCTCTTGGCGTGTTCGATACGACGCGTTCAGCGACTCAACATACGCAGCAACATCCCGTCGGCTCTTCTCGTGCAACGACTTCAGGTCGTTTACATACTTTTCTTCATTCGCCAGGTCTTCATCTCGGATTTTCTTCTGGAGATTCTTTGCCTCTTCCAGCCCGGTCGCATTCTTCTTCTTGCTGGCGACCTCTTCCTGTTGCTTTGCCAGGGCCATTTCATTGGCCAGTGCGGCTCTACGCGCTTCGTAGTCTGCCTTCAGATAACCCTCTGTATCCAACAAGCCAATGTCATATTGCGACTTGTTGCCTTGAATCGACAGTTTCAGGGCGCGCTCTTGCTCCTGGTATGCGCCCTGAATCGCCTTGATTTGTGCGTTCAATCCATTGTCGTTGCCGCGCGGCGCGGCCTTCGGCTTGTACTTTTCCTCGATATCCTTGCGTAGCTGATCGTACAGGCCACCACCTGTGGGAGCCCCCGTTTCGCTGAAGTCGACACTGTCCAAACGGGTGTTTCGTGCGCCAGTCCGCTGCGCCTCCGTCATCATGTTGGTGAAGCGCTCGGAGAGCTTCAACAGTTCCGATCGCTTCCGGATGTTCTTGTCGATCGACTCACTTTGCTGATCAATCGCGCGCGCCGCCTCGATGGATGCTGCGGAGGACTTGGCCTCCTCTTGCTGTTGCTGGGCAGCCGCCAACGCCGCCGCTCGGCGCTTGCTGATGTCAGCAACGGCCGCCTGCATCTCCTTGATGTCCTCGGGCGAGTTGCCCGGCATATTGATGCGCCTGGTGTACTCGGCGATATCGTGGTCGTATTGATCTGTGCGACCAATATTCATGACCGTGTCCCAGAAGCTCTGCGCCGCGTTCTTCGCGTCGCGCCAGGCCTTGGCGATTGAGCCGATGTGTTCGTTGATCTCTCCGGAACGCTTGGCCAGTGCTTCCGCATAGGTACGTTCGGCCAGATCGGCAGCGCCTTGCGCATCTCCTTGGCGCTCCAGCGCGGCAATCTGATCGTAGACCGACTGCGTCAGGTAGTGATATTGCTCGTTGAGCTTGGCGCTGGCCTCGACCGGGCTTTTGCCCAGCTCTTCGAAATCTTTGATCGTGTCGCGAACAGCTTTCCCCGTCGCCTGATTCATACCGACAGCGGCGTCTGTGATGTAGGTGATCTGTTCGCTGGTGAATTTCCCTGAGTTGCCGAGGTCGAGTACGGATTCTTTTGCGACCGACAGGCTGCCGCCGGCGGCAGTCGCCTGCACGGCAATGTTATGCAGTCCCTCGGAAGTCGTCCCGGCGTAGTTCCCGGTCATGATCAGCGAAGCGTTGAATCGCTCCTGCTCTTCGTGCCCCTGCATGTAGGCCAGAGCCAGCCCGCCCACGCCCGCCGCGAGCGCACCGATCGATAGCACCGCCGGCGACAGCAGCGTGGTCATTAGACCAGACCTCTCAGCGAAAATCGAGAAAGAACGGCTGGCTGCGCCCAAGTCGCCGCGTGCCAGTTCTCGGCCGATGACAGCCAGTTCGCGGCGCGCACCGCCGGTCTCGAGGCTGAAACCGTGCATTGCCTTCTCGCCGGCTTCGATTTGCTGAATGAACGGCGCCGCATCGCCGCTGACACCGAGCTGCGCTGCACGATACTCCAGCAACTGCGTCGCCGACATGCCGGCCGTTGCTGCCTGCTCTTTCAGTTTCGCGATGAACTGATCAGCGGCAGCAGTGGCCTGCGC